CACTGGTTGACTTTTCTATCAATTTAGAAATATTGTCTTCGCCAGTTTCAACGTTATAACCCGCCGATTGCAAAGCCCTGACTGCGGCTGATTGGTCTTTTGCAGCTTGAATTTTTGTAGCGGGTATAAATATGCCTTGAGGATTTTCTTTGGTCGGCGGCGCAACAAAACCACCAGCTTGCGCGTTAAACACGGGCTGAGCTGCTTTTTCTCTTTCAAAATTAAGCCGCTGTTGAGCAACACCAAGCTGGCCTCGTGACACGCCAAGCTGACCTTGTGACACGGCAAGTTGACCCTGCGCTGTCGTCTCACCAATGGTCGCCGTCTTAGCAATCGGTGCCATACCCGCAACGGGCAACCCGTAGCCAGGCAATGCTGGGTTGTCTTGAATTGAAACAATTTGACCGCCTGCTTCTTGGCGGGTAATTTTTGGCAACATTGTCACGAGCTTATCTTTAGCGTCTAATAGCTGCAAAACTTTGTTGACGCGATATTGACGAAACAATTCAGGCGTCATGCCTTGTAGCTGTTGAATTTCAGCCGCCCCGTCTTGTGGCTTAAACACACCGTCTTTTATTGCATCCGTAATTTTTTGGATTGCTAACTCAGGTGTTGACGCATCGCCTATAGCGCCCCAAGCAAACTTTAGCTTTTTGTCTTGCAACCCAAAATCACGCTCGCTTATTTGCGATTTGACATTTTGCATGCTCAGCGTTGCTGCGTCTTGCTCAGATAACGATTTGGCAAGAGCTAAACCAGTTTTACCAAATTGCGTTAAGCCAGCGCGTGTGTCAGGCAAAGCCAAATCCCTGCCGCGCAAAAAATTGCGGGCGCCTTCTTCTTCTGCGCGGGTGCGTTCGTACTCTTGTATCTTCAGCGCGTTCAGTTCTTGCGCTTGACGCCCGCCTTGAATCTGCTGTATAGCCGCATAGTCAGCCAACATGTTTGGCTGCTGAATTTCCGGTGCGCGGAAACTCATCGCAATGTTAGGGTTTACGAGCGCCATGATTAGGAACCTCCACCAATCTGCATTGGAATTGTTGTATATGCGTTAGACGGCACGGACGCATACGTCATAGCACGCGACAGCAAAGCGTTGCGGTCTTGACCTTGGCCGTAGTTTATGTACTGACCCAAGCCTTGCGACAGCGCGTTAACACCGCCCATGTAACCAGAAGCGCGGGCCTGCGCTGCTTGAGCGCCTGCCTCACCAACGCCAGTTGCCATCGCTTGACCGGCTTGGCCTAACTGGCCCACAGAAGATTGGCCGACACCGGCCAAGGATTGCAGTGGGCCAAGACGAGCCTGACGCTCAGTTTGGTAGCGATTGAAAGCGTTGGTGTACTCTTGGCTACCCATCTCTTGGCCGTAGCGTTGCGCGGCCTTTAAAGCGCCGCCAGAGATCAGGCCACCGCGTGCAGCGGCTTGGCGGTCAAGTGCCTTTTGGCCTTCTGACAAACGGAAACCGTAGCCTGGGTCTGCTTGAAACTCGCTCATGCCGAACGGCGTGTACCTAGACGCTGCTTCCAGTTCTGGCAACGCACGAACACCGGCCTCGCGGAACGGGGCTTGCAGTTCAACTTGGCGGTTAAATTGTTCTTGCTGAAGTTGAGCCGCACGGTCAGCCGCACTGGCTTGTGTACGCGCTGCTTTATTAGCCATCGTGCCGCCTATTACAGCGCTACCTAAAATTGCTGTTTCAATGCCCATTTTTAACTCTCCTTAACCAACATACCGCCAACAGACTCTTTAAATCCAAGCCGTTTTAAAACATCGTACATGTAGTCATGCCCTGGAGTAACTTGTGTGGTCACTCTACCAGACTGAAAAAAGTTTTTCCACAGACTTTTTGTTAGCCACTTTTTGCGCCACTCTGGCAACACTGAAATGTGTAACTCATCATCTTTTTTGTACACCGCACCAATGATGTCCCCATCGCGTTTAATCGCGCTTATTGTCCAATCTTTTACCGCAACGCAATAATTCTCAAACGACACGGGGGTGCTCCAATCCGTTGCCTCGTAGCCTACCCGAAGCGCTGCATCCCGATCATCCAGTAATTGCGTTGGCATCAGATTATTCCAAAAGCAGGTTGTTGTTGGACGCAGCTTGCATGATGACCCAGTTTGTGCCGTCTGACACCATTGTCGCCCAATTTCCCACAACATCCAAGAGAATTGCCGTCCCAGCCGAAGTGCTGTCAAGCGGTACAACATTGCTTGACGCTGACACCAGAAGCTGCGGCTGCATATTTTTAAACACAACCTGGCGTCCAGTGTAGGCCGATGGCGTTGGCAGGGTGACAGTACAAGTCGAGCCTGACTTGTTGTTGATGACCCAAGACTCGCCATCCGCTAAAGTGAAATCCGCAGTCTTGGTAACCGGCGCTGAAATGGTAGATGTTGCCCAAGATGGCACGCCAGCGGCAACGGTTAACACTTGCCCCGTTGTCCCTACCGGCAGTCTTGTCAGCGTGGTCGTGGTGTTCGCATACAGCAAGTCGCCAACAGCGTAGGAGGCAACCCCCGTACCGCCATTGGCCGCAATCAGTGTGCCAGCAAGCACCACAGCGCCCGTGGTGGCCGTTGCAGGGGTTAGGCCACTGGCGCCGCCCGACCAGCTTAAAACGCCTGCGTTGGCAACAGTAATTGTTCCTGACCCATTGGTGACGGCAATGCCCGTGCCAGCAGTCAAAGTTCTTAGCGTGTACCCAGTTCCATTGCCAATCAACAACTGGCCGTTGGTGGGAATAGAACTTAGTCCCGTACCACCGCTAGTGACGGGCGTAATTCCAGTGCCCGTGCCTGTGATTACATACAGGTTGTAAAAAAACCTGTACCACTCCCTAGACATCAACCCTGTTTTTTGGTCAAGCAACGCAACACGGGGGGCCGTGATTTGCGTGATATTGGGCGTTGTAGCCATTATGAGTTTGTGGGGCTAATCAATATTTCAGCGCCCATGATGGCCGTTTTAACTGGATCAGTCATTGACACTTCGTAAACACGGTCGCGCAGCTTGAGCGTCATGCCAAGCCTGCGCCAAAAGACGCGGCGGTAATACTCGCCGATCTTGCCCATCTTGCTCAAGTGCTCATTCGACCAAGTGTGACCGCCATCGTCAGAAAAGCGCAGCATGATCTCAGGGTCGCTGCCTTGGCCGGTGATCAGTCCAGTGCCCGACTCACAGTCCAGTTGTAGGCTGTGCTGCGCCGTGCGTTTGAGGTTGTTTTGGCCCGTTGGCAATGCTCTCCATGACCGCAACCACTTTTGGATGCCGCCATTGTCAGCGTACACGTCCAAGTCAAGGGTATAGATGTTGCCGCTTTCATAGTCGCCCACTACCGTATTGCCGCCAAAGTTGCATTGGCAGTTGCTGCGGTGGCGGGTGAATTGACCCGTTGCGGTGTTCCAGCCAGCGCGTTCGTGCCACGCTTGCGTAGCCACATCGTAGACCCAAGTGGCGTTGGCCGAGGGGAATGTCAGCACATAAAAGGCATGGCCTTCTTGCTGGTAGGTGTAGGCCACCGCGTCCGAGATGTTGCCGTACTGAGCAATGGCGTACTCAATAGCGTGCGTAGAAACGCGGACGCCAGTGTAGCCGTTGGCGCGGTAGACGATGCCCTGCCCACGGGCATCCGTGCCGAGCCAGAACAGGCCGTTGTCGAGTTTGGCGATAGAGAACGCGGCTACACACCCAATTTCGTTAAAAGCGCCTTGGATGCGCGTTAAAGGGAAATCAGTCTGCCCAGCGTTGTACCAAACTTCAATTGAGTCAGTGCCAAACAGCCATGCTTCGCGGTGGTCTACATTGACGGCAACCAGCCCGTCAGGTGAGCCTTCAGCAGATGCAAAGTCAAGCGGGTCAACTGAAGTGCCATCAAGCAATTCAGTCACCCAAATTCTTTGGGAGTTTGGCTCGTTAAAGACAAAATACCCGTCAAGGTAGCCCACGGTCACAGCGCCTGGAAAGTCGGGGTCAGTAATTTGGGCGAATACGTTGGTGACTTCGTTGTAGATAAATCCATCGGGGTTGCAAGCCAAAAAGATTTGCGTGCCATTGTCAGCAATCGATACCGGCCCAGTGCCGTTTACATCGCCCAGCTTTGTGGGTGTGGCGGTCAATCCGGTGACTTTGTAGAACTCAGTGCCCGACACAACATAGAAGTCGCTGCCGTTGGTCTGGTGCGCCCACAGCGCCCGAATCGGGCCGGTGCCTATGGTTTGCTGGAATTTAAGGCCAGGGGCGCGGTTAAGAAACCCAGGCTCCTTGCCGCCCTCGGGGACAATTTCGGGGAACAGATTGACCATGCGGTTGTCGGCAGCGTTGATGCTGCGGGCAACGTAGCTTGATCCAAGGATCGGCGTCTTCATCAGTAATTGCCAGCATAGATGTTGAACCGCTGCCGAGTCGCCACAATGGCGTAAGGCATTGACATCACATCGTCAGGGTTGTTGATGCGTTTCAAGTTGCGCTTGCTGGTCATGGCAATGCGCTGCACTTGGGGGCTTGGCTCAACGCCAAACTCAGGTGCAATCTCCATCGCCAAGTTGTAGGTGAATGCACGCAAGTAGCCTGGCGGGAATAGCAAGTTAGTCACCAGCGTGGCTGGGTTGCTCAGTTCTTGCACCGAGATAAAGTGCCATTCCAGATCGCGTGTGGGGCGCGGGTAGATGGACATTGTGACATCGGGGAATCCCATGTTCACAAAGATCACTTGGGGGTACGTGCTGGTTACGGTCTTGACCGCAATGCCGTTGTACTGCTGCTGGTTGATGAACTTGATGCCAAACGACACGTTCGTGCCAGGGTCACGGAAATAAGTCGCCTCGTCCAGCAGCACGGGACGCAGGCCAATAAAGTTACCAGTAGGGCCAAGCGTGCGGATGTACTCGCCAGCGGGCCATGTAAAGACTTGATCTTGTGTGCAAAAGACAGACAGGCGCTCAGTGTTCCATGAGTCGATCATCTGATTCATCGCCATCAAACTGTCTTGCATGACAGATGCCGATGACGTTTCGCCTTCGGCTAGCACACCAAGCAGCCGAAGCGCTCTGGTTATCTGATCGCCCGCCGTGTAAATCGCCATGATCAGACTCCTTCGGCTACAGCCTTACGTGTGTATTTGCGCTTGACTTCTAGCGCATTGACCGCTACTTCAGCCTCAACTGCCGGTGCGGGTGTGTCAGGATTGTAGCGTGTCCAGCCGTTTGTTTCATCAAACACGGCCTCAAGTTCCATCGTGGCAACTTTGGCCCCGTGGACGGGGTGCTGAAGATAAATGTTCATAGAAAAACGGGGGCCGAAGCCCCCATTTGGTTAGGATGCTACCAATGGAACAGAGTACCACTGTGTGGTGGAAGATGCCACCAACAATGAACTGGTAAGGTTTGTGATGCTATACGCACCGTTGGCCGCAACTGCATTAACTGCCCCGCCAGTGGCGGGATAGATATTCAGCGCTCCGGCAGCGGTGTTTTTAACAATGACTACCATACCAGCAACAGCCGTAGGCAATCTAACGCCTTTTGTGCCGTCAGCAGCAGAGACAACGTTCAAACCTTCAGCTAGCGCCGCAGCATTGCCTTGAGTACTGCCCGCCGCCGCAACAGCAGCAACAGGAAGACGAATGGCGCCGGTTGAAGTGGCCGCTATGGTTGTGGCGGTTATGGTCGTAGCGGTTACCGCTTGCAACGCTGACGCGCCGGTAACGGTTACGCTATCAAATTCAGGGTCGCTATACGCAACGCCTACAGCTTTTGTATTTGGCATGATGTTTCCTTAAAAACGGGGCCGAAGCCCCATTCGGTTTAGGCAATGCGGTACGCAGTCCAAGTACCATCGCCGGTTTTACGAGCGAGGAACCGGCCCGAAGTGCTTTCCAGCACAACAGGGTTGCCAACAATTGTCCAGCCTGTGCCAACGGCAACAGTGACTTGGAAAGAAGCGTCAACGACCACAATAGCAAACTCAAATGCAGCGTTTACTTTAGCTGCGCTGCTGATGTCAGCTTCCACCAGCGCCACGGTAGGCAAAGTGGCAGTAATGTCAGCAGCAGAATCGCTAGTAAACAGACCGTTTGCCAGTTGGGCGGCCGTCAAAGTTGCATCAACAGTCAGGGCCGTAGGAGCGCCTTGAACAAACAGTTGGGCTTCGCCGGTATTGCCGTCACCAAGCTGGTAGCCACCAGCGCCATTAGGGAGTGCCATGATAATTTCCTTAAAAAAGATTTAAAAAACGCCCCCGAAGGGGCATTAGGTTTAGCCCCAGATGCGGCAGGCCATTTGTGGACGGATGGTGCTGAAGCCGTACAGAACGTCAATACGGCAAGGCATACGGTCGTTGTTGATGTCGTACTGACGAACAACGCGCAGGCTGATACCGTTGTGAACGGCACGTGCAGCCATGTCAACGCCTTGTGGCAGCAACAGGTCAGCAGTGGCGAACGTGATGGCATCCTTGTGGTAGACCAAGTTCTGAGCGTACTGAGTAGAAGCCGCGCCCACAAAGGTCACAACGCCACCAGTTGCAGGCAATGCGCTCATAGTAGCCAAAGCGTGGCTAGCAGAGTACATAGCAGCCACGGTCACAGTCCAAGTACCACCCACGGCAGTAGAGTCAGTCAACGCAACAAATTGGAACAGAGAACCAGTTGACTCACGGGTCTGTGGGTTAACAGCATTGCAACCACTGATTGTGAACACATCACCAGCTTTAATGGTGGTGACTACAGAGCCTTGCTCCAACAGAATAGTTTCTGAACCTTCGGAAGTAACGCC